ATTGTTTTTTGGACCTAATGCAGTGGTAGTATTTTTGTAACTAAAAACATTTGTTAATAATCTAGGATCAACACTTTTAATTGGTGTGTTAAAATATTTAAAATTATTTTGGAAAATGACATAGCCCAAATTTGGGCTGATAACATCATAATTTGGAACAATTTGATATGTTTCATTAGGCCAATTGCCTGTATGGGTTATGCTAAATGAATCTGCCATGTTTATCTTATATATTTAGATTAAAAAACCTAGTTTCAAGCAGACTCTAATAATTTTAATCCTTTGTATAATTCATAAGCAAACGAGGTTTCCATAGCTTTTTCATCCCCAAACCAAAATTCACTAGAAGAATTATAATATTGTAAAGTTGTATTTGGATTATCCCAATCAATAACACCTTCAACTTGTTCATTAGATGTCGTTGGAATATATTCATAAAATTCGTAATAAAGGTTCCAATCATCACCTAATTTTAGGAAATCAGCTAATATGTTAATATCATAAAAAGAATTTCCAGCAATGTTTCCAGTTTGTATGAGATTATATTTTTGAAGAGATTTTATTTTTAATAAAACTGGTTTTCCAGCATAAATTGAATCGTTAATATCAATTTTATTTCCTCTATTTAAAATTCCATAGTTTCCGCCATCGGAAAAATTATAAGCACTTTTATCTTTATCCCCCCAAAGAATTGATTTATTAATACTAAAAATATCCATCATTCTTTTAATAAAAAATGGATAATTTAAACGAAAATCATCAGAATCCAAATCAACCGATGCTGCCAAGTTATATAATGCATTTATATCACACTCATCAATGTCTGCTTGGTTTTTAATAAAGTTAGCTACTTTTTCATAAGAAAGTACACCCAAATCATCGTGTAAATCTTTTCCAAAAATTGCTTTTAAAAATTTATTATACAAAAATTGACTATTTTTTAAACTTTCAACAAATGTTACGGATTTCATTTGTTCAGTAAAATCATGATTTTCGTTTCTTTTAAAGATTTCATATGGATTTTTATCATAAAAATCTAAATGTCTAGAAACCCCAGAGATTGTTTTATTTAAAGTTGATATATTTCGATATTTGTTTGACCACTTCCAACTTGTCCAATCTCCTGTTGCCATTATTGAATTTACCCAAGGATGATATTCTACTTTTGTAGGAGGACTAATACTAACAATTGGTTGTAAAATTTGTGTAATGTCTCTTATTGTTATTTCGTTTTTATCATCAGGATAAAAATTAAATCCTTTGGGGTTTACATAAAAAGTATCTTCAATATTTTTATTGATAGTATTAAAAACAACAACTTTGTTTTCAAAAGAATTTAAAATATAAAGATATTTGTTTCCATTAAAAGCTATTCCTTTTAATGCAGTTTCATCTATGTTTCCTATAACTTCAAATGTTATAGCATTTTGTCCTTTTATTGTAGAAAGTGTTTCTAGATGTTGTGTGGGTTGCAATCCTAGTTCTAATTGCGTTCCCCAAATATATAATCCATTCAAACTAAATGCTGACAATGCACTGGCAGCAGCAGGATCAAATAAACCAACATCAAAACCAGAAAATGCTGTATTGCTCAATGGGCTAAATTCGCTTGATAATTTATTGTTATATACTGCACATAAAAATGGTGCAAATGAACTTGAAGTTCCGATATAATTGCTTGAAACACCATTATGAAGATTGATAGTAAATACGTTTTGTAGTTCTGTGGTTGTTCCTGTAATATAACAACGATACCAATTACCCGAAAGATCAATCCCAGCAGTTCCTGATAAGCTTGTTAAAGACGGAGATCCCGCAGATGGAACGTAAAAAATAGTTCTGGCATAATTTGAACTGTTGGGACTTGATAAACTTAATTGTATATATTCTCGCGTGTCGGGTTTGACATATACGGATGCAGTTTGTTGACCAGAGATTTGAGCACCCGTACTATTAAAAATAAAATACTGAGAAAGATTATTTTTATTTTCTAAAATATATTCGGCTGTTGGTGTGTTGTTGGGGGCTATTCCAGCATTTTCTAAAGCTAATACATTATTTTTACTCCAATAGTTACTTGATAGTGTGTTACTCCAAAGCAAGTAATTGGTTGATGATGTTTGAAATATAAAATTTTTAGTATCAATCCAATCAGGAATATTTGCATAAATTCCTTCCATTGGTATCTTGTAAGAAGATACAACATTGTTAATAATTGATCCAATATATTGATAGCTGTGAGTAAACCAAATATTCTGATAATTATCTAAGGTCAAATGATTTATGGATTTAAAGGGTCCAAACGTACTTAATAAAACACCGTTTGTGTTTCTTTTTTCCAAATAACTTTTTTCTCTGTAAATTTGATTTGTTAAAGCTATCCAAACATTATTTTGATTATCACACAATATTTCCGTAGGAGAAGAATATAGAGGATATTGTATTGTTGAAAGAGTTACTCCATTAGATGATATCTTGCACACATAGCTACTAAATGGATTTGAATATGTAACCCATGCATTATTATTCAAATCTGTGTCTATTCCTGTTGGGTTAATAAAATTCTGAATTTGTGAACCGTTGTTTGCTGTTATAGGATAAAATTGACTATCAAAAAGATATTTGTTATTATATGAAGTTAAATGATAAAAATTAGTTAATGGAGAAACCCCAAATAATAATTTTCCTTGTTTATCTAATTTTAAAGTTGATGTTGTGTCGTGCAAAGTAACCCATAAATTTTGTTCTCCATCTAAAACACAAAAAGCAGGAGAAACAAATTTACTTGAAGCATTTCCTAAAATTGTTCTTAAATCTATAGAACATAATGTATTTCCATTTGAAGAAAATCTATACAGTTTATTCAAATCTGAATCAATAGCCCATGCATGGTAACATGGAAGAGGTAGTGCTGCTATACAATTAATTCCGTGACTGCCTGTAATTGCCATTGCGTCCGTTGTATAGTCAGGATCGAAAGAAATTGGTACTTCAAAACTTTTAACTATTGCTTTATTTTGATTTTTTGCTGCATTACTGTTGAAAAACAATTTACTAGTGTGTGGGTTTTTGATGTATTGAACCACGTTCATAGTACCTGCTGCTTGGTTTGGTATCCAAATTAAAGGATTAAAATAGTTACCAGAAAGTTCTGGAATATTAAAATTAATAGCTGCACTTAAGGTTTCGTTTAATGCAGTAGATTTTACTACCATCGTTCCTTTATAATATCCTGCTACTTTATATGTTGTATCATCCACATATTTAAATTCTAAAGGTTGTGGTGATATATATGAACTTAAATTTTGAAAACCAACGCTTAAAGGAATAGAACTAGTATTGTCAAAAGGAAGATATTCAGTAAAAAATGAATCAGGTTGCCACAATTTGACGCCATTTCCATCACTCAGTAAATCGGGATACTCCAAAGATTTAAAATTTGGATTTATAATCAATGGTATTTTTGAGTTCACCCAACGTGGGTTACTATGTTCTCTTATACCATTTTCTGTAATTCTTAACTGGTCTGGTGTTCTCCACAAAAAAATATAAGGTAATATTACTTGAGCTAAACTATTGCTATAACTTGGAATGTTTGGGCTTAAATTTTTAGGATCACCAAAAGATTTAGTAGCACTAGTTGCCAAAGTTGCAATGATAGATGTGTGTGGTTGTCCTTTTATTGCTAAGTCAAAATTATAGATATCATCTATAAAATAAAATTCGGCAGTCCCAGTTACTCCTGCAACAATTCCGTTTGGATTTATTTTTCCATTTTCATCGACTTTTATGACGGTATCTTCGGTAATAATTTGTGAAATTTGTTTTCCATTTTTGTCAACAAATCTCCATTGGGGTCTTAAAAATGTCCATTTGTTTGTTGGATCTTGTGGAGAATATGAGCGAGAAAAATTTGCGTATAAATCTATAACATGTGTATCTAAATCAGGTGAAGTTATGTTTATTTTAAAAGGATATCTATTTAAATGTCCTGCAAAAGTTGGAGGTGGAACATAATCAAAGTAAATTGAATTATTAAGATATAGATCAACATTTATATTTTTTGTATAAACATCATAAGAGCTTACCCCATAATAAGCATTTAAAGTTACTTCAAATGAACTGGGAGTAACAAAAACATGCGTTGGATTTTTTTCTCTAGATCGAACACCGTCACCAAAATCCCAAAGATATTTTGTATAGTTATATGCTGATAATCCATCAACATTAAAACTAAAATTAGTAATATCTACATATCCTTTATCTGGATATACTATAAAATTTTCTTCCTCCATATTTTATTAAAAATCAGCAACTTTAATTGTTCCTGTTGGTTCGTTTATTTTTATTCTTGAAGAAATGTTTTCAATATTGTTAAAAATTGGATATTGAAAAAATTCCAACTCTATATTTTGAGTATAAACTTGTGAATCAGCTAATGGATAATAGTAATTCCAAAGTAATAGTGAAACGCCTTCTGTGTATGCGTCTATGTCTGCCCTGTAAGTTTGAACTCTATCTACGCTTTCGATGTTGAGAATACTTGTAGACAACTGGTATATGTCAATTAATTCTCCAAGTTTATTAGTTTTTCTGTTAAAAGATTGTTTAATTAAATTTTCTATATCAGAAAGAATTGCTGAATTGGCTCTTCTACTGTTTGGAGTTTTGGTAATGACCAAATAATTTTCTGCCAAATCATTTGGACTAGGAGAAGTAAATGGACTGTTAACATAAAAATCTATATAAATATAAACGGGATCCATTGGTACAATTTCTGATGTCAAAGTTTTGCTATTTTGTAAACCATTGATAATAACTTCTTTTTGTGATGGTGCTAAATAATTTTGAAGTTCGCTTTTTGGAACAGTATAAACGTATAAATTATTAAAGTTGCAACTATCAGCAAATTTAATTTGATTTAACAAAATTTTATCATCTTTTTGTGGTTGATTTAAACCAATATTATACAAATATTTGATATGAGTTCTTAAATAATCTTCATTGTTTAAAACTTTAACATCAGCTAAAAGATTTGAATAATTGGTTTTAATATAAGTTTCATAATCTAAAGATGTTACTAATCTATATTGTGACCTGAAATTTTTTGCTGCATTTGAACGAATAGAATCAACAGATTCCTCATCCGTGTAAAAAGTTGATGGGTAGTCATTATCTAATGTTAGATACTGTAAATTTTCAGAAGTTAAAATTTCTCCTAAAATATTATTTTTAATGTCGTTATATATTTGTTCAAATCTTATTGAATTGTATTGAACAATTTTAGATTTTCCAATAGAATTAGGTCCAATGTTTGAAGCTTCGGGATCAACATTTAAAAAATAAACAGCAACCTCATCACCCTCTTTTAATTTTTTACCATTAATATCATCTCCAAATTTTATTTCATATCTTTTATTTTCATTAAATCTTATTTGATAAACATTTTCATTAGATCCGTATAAGAAAGTTTCAGGAACTCTTTCCCATTCTTGCCAACGACCATTACTTTTTTCTTTTACAAAAACATAAATGTTAAAATGATCAATATAAACAGACTCAAGAAAAGAAAGATACATGACTTCGTTTTCAATTCCGATGGCCGTATATGTAGGATACTCTTGAAACAATCCTTGATATAAAAGATATTTGTTAGAAACCTCATCAATTAAAACGTTACCAACAGTTGGTTTATAAATTTGAATATCACGATTAAAAGAAAAATTTGTTCCCCCAACACTTAAATAACTAAATCTTGGAATAACATAGTTTCCAACATTTAAATTTTCTCTTACTGTTAATTTGAAAGGAACGTTTTGTCCAATTCGACCTATGGGATTGTAATTTAAAATTTTTACTAGTCTGTTAATATTTTCATATATTTGAGTTTCAGAGTATAAGGTTTCAGAAGATGTTTTATTTAAATAGTAAAGCAATGTGCTAAAACTAAAACCTATTATATCCAAGAAAGCAGACATGTTCGATCCTTGATAATTTTGATCGGTAAAAATTTCACTTTGATTTAATCTGTTAACTATTAAATCTCTAATACTGGTTGCGTCAAAACTGATATATGAGTTATTATTGTTTAAATAGTCGTTTGTCATTGTAAT